GGGATAATCTGTACGTACCACGCGGACATTTGTCTTTCCCACACGGACACTGACAGAAAAAGATGTCCGCATCCAGCGCACACGGACAGGCCGTATTGTACACAGGACACGGACAAGAATTGTCTGACAATATGGTGAATTATAATAATTCAAACATGCAAGGCAGTAAGTAAATGCTAGAGCCGCTATTGATCTGCTCATTGCAGACTATGCCACCGCCCTGATATATGAATATTAAAACAACACGTGATAGGTTTATGGATGCGGGTATCACAACTGTTTCTGTTAAGCTTATTGGCATGTTTGCAAATACGGTATACGCCGCTATATCTTCACTAGCAGTAAAACCGCCGTACAAAATGCTGGCAACATTTTCATGTATAGTGATTCGCGGCAATCGCCCGTTTGTTAGCTTGGTACAGTTGGTGGCATTTTTTATATTTGCCGGAAAACCAAAGCTGCCAATAAAATTATCATTTACTAGGTTGGATATTTCATAATGAACGCCTGCAAGGATTAAAGTTGTTGTTGTGATAATTTCTATTTTATAGAAATTAACATCAATATTGAACGTTGTATTGAAATGTCCTACTCGGAAATCCTGTGACAATATTTCTTTGTTGTTTTCGCTATTGTGTAATTTAATCGTGAAAGGAGCGCTTGCGTAGCCGTAAAAATTAATGTTCTGTTCTGGGTTTGCCGTGAACGTGTGGTTACTGATATGACTGCCGGCGGCAAATTTGAAACTATTTGTCCCGACGTAGTTCAGAGGAGTAGCTTTTAAATCGTCAATACTGGCAATATTTGTTGGGAATAACAGGCTGGTGAACGCATTATTTCCGTGATAATAAAATTCCTGCGTCTGGGTAAAATTGGCGTTTAATACATATTCTGCAAGTCTCTCAGCGAAAAATCGGTTTTCATGTACGTGTGTAACTGTCACTTCAGCATCCGTCAGAGATTCATAGTTGAACGCATTTTCGGAGCAGATCGGAGAAAAATTAATGCATTTAATTCCGTGTGATGCATAAATCGAATTGCAAATAGTAGTATATTCAGCGAGGGTATAGCCCGGTCTGTTTTTTTGTGGAATGTCATTTTCCATTGTGCTGTAAAATGGCAGAATAGCGCAGACATCTATTGTTTTTTTCGCATTATAAATAGATTTTAACGCAGACACCAGAGCGCCAGAGAAAGTGGTATTAGCAGCGCCGTAAGGGTATTTTGACGTAGCCCAATCGTTAGTTCCATAGCACAGGAATAACAGGTCAAATGTATGAAGGTCAGATGCTTTCGCAAGAAGTTCCACGGCGCTTTTTCCATCCCCGGAATAGGTCATCTGCGTTCCACCGATTGCTCGGTTAGTAATATCTAACCAAGGATATTTTTCTGCAAGAACCCGCCAGTAACTATTAGGGATAGCCGCGGTACTGTCCCCGTACACTACAATTTTTTTCCCGTACAGCCAATTTTTCGCATAGTCGTCACGCTGTTCGCCACTTTCAAATTTATCAACTCGTTCTCCCAGTTTTTTAATTTTTTCAATTATCCAATCAAGATTTAATTCATGAAAATTTGTGTATGGAAAATTTTCAAACATAGTATTCCTCCTGTTAATATACCAATATGCAAAATCTTGAAATGAAATCATTAATAATAATTTGTGACATATTAAAATTAACAACTTCACGTTCGTCAAGTATCATGGTTTGTGTTTCTGTCACACCGATATTTCCAGTTTCCCTGTCGCTATATATCCGTGTTATTGATCCTTTATCAGTTTTTGTATTTACGATTTCACTAGTGGTATCAGTGCTGTTTTCGACTGTTCCTGTATCTGATTGACTATTTTTGCCTCCTGTTTCAGTTAATTTCTGATTGCTGTTTACAAGATCGTTACTATTATAGCCTGCAACCTTTTCTGTTTCAGTTGTGATTAAGGACGGGGTGTTGGTTAATTGTAAATCACGCGTTTCAGTTATTGTGCCGATGTTACCCACTAAACCTTCATCAGTTATAGATAAATCGCGCGTTTCAGTTTCTGTCCGCGTTGTGGTTCCATCCTTGTTCCAGATAGGGTTGTATGCAAACCACATTGTATTGTACAATCTTTGCCACCGCTCCGCGTTCAACAACGCCCAAGCGGTGATAATTTTTCCGGCAGCATCAGGATTCGGATATATAAATTCCAGCTCACCGGTTTGCGCTAATAATTCAGTAACTAGCGCGTCTACATTTAAATCACGACCTACTACGTAAACCTCATCTACCGGAATTTTAGCGGCGGTTGGTAAATTCTGTATTAATCCGTCCAAAACTGAACTATCATAATTATACAGCCCCATGATCGACAACGTTGCCTGTATCAATTGTAGCCCCCCTTTCGATATTTCGCCAGTCCACTGACAAATTCAATCCGAACATTTTGTTTGCTTTTTCAAATTCTTTTTTCATGGACATTAGCCACATATCGCAACGTGATTGCGTTTCAAAATTGTTGCTGTTTACTTCGTCTACAATCAGGCGTTCCTTTTTGTCCGTGTTGGCATTCGGGATTCCAATATCAGTTGCAAACATTTGTTCGATTTTGCGCATATCTGCAAGAACCCTGTCAGCAATGTAATTCTGCCCTACATTCTGATTGAACATTTGCCATTTAGCTTTTCCATCAGAGTCAAAAAGTTTGCTGTCCATGAAAACGGATGGATCACCCCCATAGATTTTGTCGCACGCTTTTTTGTAGGATTCGGCAGACTGTTTGTTATCCGCTGCAAACACGTATGACAGTTTGCTATTAACTAGATTCATTCCTATAGCTTCGGCACACAGGGCCATTAAATCTGCGTAATAGGATACAATATCCAATATGCCACAATAATTCGGTTGTAGTTTCACAACAACACACTGTGATCCGATTTTCGGAGTTATTGTATTTCTTATCAAAGGGTTTGTGATGACCGCATGGGTCGGCTGATAAAACAGATCATACCCTGTCAGCCCACAATCCAGCGCTACGACACCAAACCGATCCGTATTAAAAATTGCAAAACGCCCCCAGCAATACAACACATAGAGTAAATAATTTTCTGACCACCAGTCAGGAAAATGAAATTCAAAAACAGACATTGCTTTTTGCAATAGATATCTAGCAAAATAATTTGCTAGTCCTGTATTTTTGCAATGTACTGTGTTAGGACTGACCATTGATGTAGCAGCATTCTGATAATCATAATAAAATGGTGCGCCGTATCCGTCCACTTTTTTCACCTCTCTTTTTTGCCAAAATCGTGATTAATTTTTTTGCATCCATGCCCGGTGTATATCCGCCCATGATTTCCAGCGCGTGTTTTCCCTGACGTACACGTTCGTCATAATTCACCCAGTCCGGGATTCCCGCCGCATGCCATTCCAGACAATAAAACCAATACTTCACAGCGTCCTCAACAGTGCCATTAAAATGAATATAATCATTGAACGAAATGGACGGGTAACTATTAGACGTTTGCCAGCCCCACCGTGGCCCCTGTCCATACCCCATGGACGTATATTCTGCGTTGTCTGCCTGCGTCAGTAACCAGCACTGAAAATCACCGTCATACCAATTTTTGTTTTCCTTCTCTGCCGACCACGGCAACGGGTTTGGGTATTGTGCCGTATATGCGGGATAGTCTGTCCATTGTGCCAGCCCCATACCGCCTGGAAAATAGGGCAGGTTGTTCAGATTCCCGCCATGCGACGTTTCGTAAATACCGGGATTGTAGGACGATTCCTGTTGAAAACAGCCGCACGCTCCTGCTATTGCAACTTCTGTCCAACCATAGCGGTGCAAAGCATCATAGATGCACAAAATATTATTGTCCTGTTCATCCTGCGACAGCGTTGTTCCTGTGCCACCGATGCGGTATATCCAGTTTGGCATTTATCGCACCTCCCACACCGTCACCAAAAAATTCACAATTTCCTGTACTTTTTTCGCGTCATATCCTTCGCGTTCCAGCGATGCTTTACGCTGTTCACCAACTCCGTGAACCCCATTCATCACCTCGATCGCTGCCACCAAATTTTCCGGCACTTTCAAAAATTCATTCATAGAAAAAACCCCCTTCCAGATAATTTTTCACGGCGACTTTTTCCGTCATCGTCCCCAGCATTTGCACATCGCCGTGTTGCACCTTTACGAAACCAGGAATGTCTGAAATTTGACGATTAGCGCAGAGCGGTTTCCCCTGTTCGGCATTATCGTCTGCGACCGGTGTAAACGTTTTTGCGACTAATGCAATAGTTCCCGCCAGACTGTTTTGCGCATATCCACCCTGTTCACCGACCTGTTTTCCGCTACTATTTGCTGCGCTTATCCCGCTAACAATTCCCGCGTTTTTTCCAATCGCAGAATCCGCCGCCGCATAGGCGCTTGAAAATGCCGTTGATGCTAGGCCACCGACCAATTCCGTTAATGACGTGGGGACTGTTATGTCATAGGACAGCTGCGACAACCGAACATCGATGCCCACCTGTGTTTCCACAATGTTAAGCAATCCTCCCTGTTCATTGTATTGCGTTTCGCCGTCACCGGCGATCCGTTTGTAAATTGCCAGCGTTCCTAACCCTGTGACATAATCAATCAGCCGGACAACGACAACTCCGTCTGCCGTGATATCTGTTGAATCGATCGGGACAATCCCCCACGGGATGCACTGGACATGATAGGAAGTAAAAGGACTTTTCCCCACCCAGTCCCCGCGTGCAATTCCGGGAATATCAGGACGCGCAAGTGTGAACTCTTTACGATTCATTAATGATGACAGTTTTCTTGCCTTAACTCCGCTGTCCCAAAAACCGAATTTTACATTTTCTTCTTGGCCGCCTGAAATAGTGATAGGGAACCATTTGCACGATACGACATATGAAAACGGATCAACAAATGATTTCAACAACGATGCATCCAGATCACTACCAATCGTGCTCCAGTCCGTTGCACCTGCCAGCATGAATTGTCGAATCGAGGACATTTGCGACGGAGACAATGCATAGTAGGCAATTGTTCCCCAGTCAGACGCTGAATCGTTAATCAATCCCACGACATATGTGCCACGCCCTAATGTCGGGAGTTCTGACCAATCGTCAAATTGCTGCCATACAGTGTTGACCGTCACGGTAGTTGATGCCGGATAGATTGCGTCTGTCACGGTTTTGTCAAATTCTGCGCTGCTACGCAACACATAAAATGAGGAAGATCCTATTGTGTCCTTCCATGATGCTAGATAGTCAATTGACAACATTGCTGTCCATAGTCCTGCCGTCCATTGCCAATCCGCTACATAGTAATACCTGTCGTATTCCGCAATAAAAGCATAATTGTAAATAGTTGGATTTTCTGTTAAAGGAATATTTAATGAAATCCGGGGAGCAATGACCCCGGATTCCGACTTGATCGTGCAAGAATATGTTTTATCAGCATTGCCCGGACGTTTTGTTGAATTTTCTTTTTTTGAAAATCTGTAAAAATTAACCGGAATCGCCATTAAAACTACCTCCTATGTTTCACGTGAAACATTAATCCAGAACAAATACAACGTGATTTTCTGTAAAATCATTCCAGTAACGATCTGTAAAATGCCAGTACGTATTGTAGTAGCCGCCCGCTGCGTTCATCGGCGTGTTCTGTGTCCACTGATTTACTACAGTGTATCCCGCCGCTTCCTCGTCAAACAAAACAGCTAAAATCGGTTTATTGACTGCTTCTCCCTTGACAACGGCTCCTGTTGAATCAGTGTATGCGGGCGTTACATTAATGCTGCCCGGTGTTTTAATAGACTGCCAAAAATTAACTTCTTCGGTATCTGCAATTTTCAGATAATTTTCATTAAAAACAGTCGAAAATACATTCGCATACACTTTTGACAGATAGTCTGTATAAATATATGCTTTCTGCCGCTCGATGGGAGTATGGCGCATCACCATTTTATCGTCGATCGTCTGGTGGAACACTGTTGAACGCTCTGTCAGCATTTTTGCGATCGTATTAATGCGTGCTACTAAATATTTTGCGAATCCAGTAATTGTATCAGGGTTCAATACGGTATCGGCTGTATCCTTTCCACCGGTAATTGCATTGTATTCTGTTAAACAATGAATCACGTTTGCCCCCGCCAGATCAATAGCGCCACCAGCAAGGTTTGCAACCGTTGCCCTCGCGGTGTTTTCATGATCCTGTTCGATCATATCGGACACGTTTGACAGCATCATTGACAGAAAACTGGCGAATTCATCCGGTGACCGGAAAGCCATGTCCAGCTGATCGCGGTATGTGGTTAAATGTCGCTGATATGCGTTAGCTCCATAGAAGTTTGTCTGTTGAACGAGAGGTTTTGATACCTTATAATGATCGATCGCTCCACCCTCAGTCAAGGAATAGCGCTCGTCATCTTCCGGCGCTTTATCGATCGGTGATAATTTCCGCACGTGGTTTCCGTATCTCTGATTAGACACTTCGAGCCCTCCGAATTTACGGTTATACGGACGTGTTGAAAAAATTGTCCGTGAAAGCACCTGTGAAATAGCACTAGCGAGCGTGTCATAGCCGGTTTTTAAGCCGAGCTGCGCTACAGTAACAAAACTGGAAGTATCAGTAACGGCCATCGGTTTGCTACCGGTTGCCTGCCCTACGATCTCGCCAAGAACAGTAGAAATCTGATTAATTGTTAAGTCATTTGCTGCCATTTATTTTCCCTCCCCTGTGTTTGTTGACGGTGGATTAATAATTGATGCCAGTATCGTATCCGCCGTTTCCACTCTGCCTGACTGATGCGCCCCCATCAATGCCATTTTCTGCAATTCCTGTTGGAACTGCTCGTATGTCAGCGGTGCCTGAGCTGCCGGAGTTGTCGGAGCTGCCAGAGCTGCCGGAGCTGCCGGAGCTGTTGGAGCTGCCGGAGCTGTTGGAGCTGCCGGAGCTGTTGGAGCCGCCTGAGCCGCCGGAACCTGTGTTACACTTAACGCTGCGATCTGTTGTGCTGTAAATCCTGCTTTTGCTAAAATCAAAATATCATTCTGTGTCATGTTTTTTCCATCCTTTCTGCTAACTGCGTTAACGCAATTGTGTTATTATTAATCGCCTCGGTCATCTTTGTCATCTCTTCCTTGTGCGCTTCATCACGTTTTCCGTCACGGTACAACAAATAGATACACATTGCGATCGGAAAACCAAGCGTGCTAACAATCTGTGTAATAGCCGTTACATCCATTTAATCTCCCTTCTTCCCGGATGTTTTCACGTGAAACATTGTGGGCAGTCGTGCGGCAACCGACCGCTTGCACGTCCTTCCGGGACTGGTTTTGTGCCTGCCCACAAATAATACATATCACAGTTTAAATGCGTTGTCAAATAAAACCTGACACAAGTAATTTTCAAAATAGACGTTCCTCCGCATAAAAGCGGTCCATAAAAAATGCTGCTCGCGATTGAATCGTTTTTTATCTGCGCTGCCTGTCGTGTAAACCTGCTTCGGCGTTCCGGATTTATGCTGACTAACGTAATACTCTTCCTGCGATTTATGCTTATAGATTGAAATCTCACCAACTGTGACCAATATCCGGTATTCTTTTAAATTTTTACTGCAAACCGTATCACTGATATCATCCATATATTTATTCCGTAATGCCATTCCGGCAAAGTCAGAATCATCACCGACTAAACGATACAGCGCACTTTCCTCTTTTTTTGCTGAAATCGGCGAGTGCAACGGCTGAATGATACAATACCCACGTTCCTTGTCAATAAATACTTCCGATTCTTTTACTCGCATTTTTTCCGCAATTGATACCAGACCCAATTTCACAAATATCGGGTTTGCTAAATTGAAACTGTTAGCTGCGCAAATTACCTTAACAGGGCCGCGCCCCTCTAACTCGCGATTCCTTGAAATCGTCTCAACTAAATTGAAAAACGTGTTAGCTTCTTCACGGATAGGCTTTTCCTCAGGCTGCGCAATAAACTCGTCAAAAAATATTGCTTTAACTCTTTCACCGTTAAATCCTCTCAGGTTTGAACCGGTTGACAGCGATGTTACCAGCGCAAAATATTCATTATTATCAATAGATAATGATTGCATTGTATCTGTCACTTTATTTGCATTAAAAATGACTCCGTACTGTTTGAGCGGTTTTTCAATATCAGACACTTCTGGATCAATCTGTGTATATGCCTGTGTTTTTGTCCTGCGCAAAAATAAAAATGGAATTTTGTTTACGTACAGATAATCTACCGCGCCATACGTTTTGCCAATGCCCCGTGCGCCTACAATAAAAATAAAAGGGACAGGCAAGTTGTATATTTCATTATAATTTAAATATCCGTTTTCTAAATATAACATAATAAAAATTGGGGAGCTACGATGGCTCCCTCCTCCTTTCCATGTTTCACGTGAAAACATCAATCCACGTACACGCATGTATAAAATTTTCTGCCCGCCTTGCTTGTCCCGGAACTAATTTTAACATGATGCAATTCTACACCGAAAACCTCGCACATCTCGTCAATTTCCATAAAATCACGGATGAATGTTGCACTGTTAGTCGCAACAGCTCCTACTTCGTTATCCAGAATGGATAAAATCTCTCTCGTGTTGCCATCCTTGTCCGTGTCGTTATACAGTGCCCAAGCGTCAACCTGTACCAGCGCTCCCTCATTGTCTGAAACTTTCTGGATTTCCGGTGATTTTGTCAGATCATACAACTGTTTCATTGCCAGTTCGTCGCTTGATTTTTTGATAATTTCCATGGTTGTTCTCCTTTTCTTGTTTGTTGTCTTTGTTTGTTTTATTGTCACATATCTATATTAACATAGAATTGTTAATATGTCAATAGCTTCATGCTTTTTCTGAAAACTTTTGCATCTTCTAAAACCCACATATAATCAGTTGCGATGCCTAAATTATAAGTGGTCGGTCGCAGTGCAACATTACGTGTTATTCTGATATCCACGCCATCTTCATTTTTATAAATCATGTTCACGTCATCATTATATACAGACTCTAATTTTCCCGCATGAAACAAAAACGGAATGTTAAATGCATCGATGCCGCCCGCCGCGCGCAATTCCCATGCCCCTTGTTTTTTCGGAACACCCGCTATCGTAATTTCCACCGGCGTTTCCTCATCGTTTTCGTCCCAGTGTGTGTATGCATATTTTTTAGCACCGAACGTTTTAAACCGACAATATTGTTCCTCTTGTTCAAAAACGCCCATATAATGTGTGACACCTTTTTTATCAGTTGCAAATGCTCCCGATTTTTTACTTGCAGCAATTTTTGCCTCGTTATATGCTGTCCAATCAACCTCCCCTAAATACTTAATCGAATCAGTGTCGCCATATATGAAATATGCATCTTTCGTTCCATGCACCAATTTTAGCCCCCGTTCTAATTCCCATCGAGCCCACGCGGTACACCAAACCCCCCACTGATAAGGGATGAACGATCTGCGATAGCTTTTCTCTAATAACATTTTTTCATTAGCACTGTCATCTTTTTTGAACTCGCCGTTTTCGAATAGAATAGATTCGATGACCGGATCTTGTGCTGTCATGCCATATACACTATTTAACTTATTTTTTGATTTCATATAAAAATAGCCGGTCGGATCCTCTTCATCATTATTTTTTAAACCAGTTTTTCGAATATAATATTCACATATCGTTTTGACTAGCGGTTCCGGTAACATGCAATAACGGGAATGACATGCTATTATTATTTCATAATCCGCGGTATATTCTTCCATCACAATTTCCAGATCAATGTCTGTCAATGTCGTTTCTAAATATTCAGCTTCCAAAATACGCCCATTGTCATAAATAGCGCTGCGATCAATATTCCTACATTTTGCTTTAGCCAAATACGGGCAACCCCACTCCTCATTTCTTAGTTTCACGTGAAACATTTTTACCTGACAAAGAAACGCACGTCCTAAATCCTTTTTCCAATGCACAAGATCATCAATTGTTACCCCGTCTACAAATTTAAAAGGTGTGCCGGGGTATGCATGATTGCACTCTACCTCGGGATAGCTACTTGACCGATCCGCAGATTTTACGCCATATAACATGACATCAGCAAAATACCGGTTTGCATGTGTATTTCCCCCTCGAAATGCCTGACGCAATAATTTATACGTCTCGTAATCCGGTAACAGTTTCTGTATTCGATCATATCCGCAAGACTTCATTGCTTTTTTCACGTCACGCCGTACATAACCGGTATTTGTGAGAGGAATTGTATATAAATCGTCTCCGTCGCGCTCCATCTGTATTTTCATCGCCTGCACCAATCCGCGAACATCGTTTATGCAATACAGCAATTCATCCGGCGTTATATCGGTATAATACCATCTTCTTTTATTGTAGTCGAAACCATGTGTTTTCGCGGCTGGCACTCCCATTTTATGCGTAAATGCATCCAGCGACATATTTGTTTGAATATATGAACAACGCAATTCCAGTACATTTTCCAGTTCCGCTTTGCAGACGCGACGGGAATCAATTGCAAACACCTGATTCGGATCAAAATGAAATACACCCGCCAAAAATTGAAACTCATAAGACAGATTGTGCACGTAAGTAACCAAGCGTTCATCCTCATTTAACTGAAATGACAATTTTTGAATGAAAAATTTGAAATCGTTCCATGTTCGGCCGATAATTGTATAATCTTCGATCTGAAATTGCCATATATACATTACTGATTGATTGATCTCCTCAATATACGTTGTCTCAATATCAAATGCGCAAACCAGATTTTTGTATTTCAGTTTCTGCCGTCCGCCAGCGTTTCGCCGCTGTCGCGGTTGGCATTCAGATTCCCCTATGATACTAACAGGGAAATTTTCTACTTGATAAATCATGTCGTCTCCATAAAATCCTCAAAATGCGTTATTAAATCACTTACAGACACGGCGGTTTTCTCTCCCCACTCATACAGCTCCGCAACGCGCTCTGAGTCGTATCGCAATGTTTCAGCTGTCGCTCGGACAGCGTCCATAAAGTAGCCAAAATCTTCGATATTATTCGCAGTTACAAAATCATAATTATGTTCATGGAGTGTCACCAACGTTTTATCTCTTATCTCACGCAATCCTGTAACGGATGCGGCTTTTTTCGATAAAAAACGCTGAACAGCACTTAAGCGATATTTCAATAATGAAGTACCGCCTTCCTTCACTATCTGCTTTGCTGTCATATCAAAACGGTTTTTATATTCCTTGTATATATCCCCTTTACGGAACTCTGATTTTCCAATTGTTTTTAGCCTCCCTAAAGCAACTCTCCGCAATCTAGTATATTCTTTTTCAATATCTGCCTCACTGAATCTTGACAGGGCGGCGGGGGTATAACTTTCTCCCCCGCCAAATTTAAATTGAACCCACGGTTTTATTAGTGCCATTCTGTACACCTGCTTTCTACTATCACCTTAAAATCGCCATTTTTCAAAGGAATTATTTTGGCAATCCGTAATCCTGCTAAATTCGGTCGCACCACACGTTCACCGTGTGTATCATAAAATGTTACGTTAACCGCTGCCATAGCTGCTTGAACAAATTCGCTTACTTTCATATTAACCTCCTTAATGTTTCACGTGAAACCTATTATAAAATCCCTAACTCTTTGATCGTATCATAATACACATTGAAATATATACGTTTACAGTAACGTGTAGTATCATAGCGAGGTGCCAATATATACGCTTGCCCTCTACGCCGTTTTGATGTTGGCGGTACAAATAATACCTCCTCCATTTCCTGCCGGTAGTTGCGCCGCGCTTTATAGCCCCTTTGATATTTTATGTCGGTGGGCGCCATAATAACATTATGCATAGCCAGCTTATTTCTCATTTCACGTAACGTCATGATTCAGTCCTCCTTTATATTATAATAACCGTTTGCCTCTAATCCTCTGTAAATGCTTCTTGCCTTCTTAGTAAATTCTTTATCTAATATAACGTTTACTCCTCTTGCCAATTCTGCCGCCCTGAACAAAGACAATGCCAGGTCATTTAAAGTTGACCCACTTGCTGTAATTTTTCCAAAACAGGTTTCAATAGTCACCTTTATCCCTCCCCTCCCGATTACCATTCAGTACCCACGCAGAAACGGTAGAACCGTCACCTCTGGAAAGAACCATATACCGCCCGCCGGCGTATTCTCTAGCATACATTTTCAGTTTAGTCATTCCTGTCTCCAGTTCCACTGATCGAACATGATCCCAGCCACGAACAATTCTAGATGCCATTCTATATGCATCACGTGATGCGAAGCATCTTATACTCGTTCCCATACCGTTTTCATAGTTGATCGTCAAATTAGCAAACCTATTCATACCAAATTCCTTTCTTTAAATTGTATTGTCACGCTCCTGTTCGCGTTTTATGTTTCCTTACTACGCCTTTATTCTAGCATATTCTACGTTATTAATCTACCCTTTTTTTAATATTTGCTAAAGTTCTATTATTTGAAAAATTCACCATATTGTCAGACAATTCTTGTCCGTGTCCAGTGTACAATACGGCCTGTCCGTGTGCGCTGGATGCGGACATCTTTTTCTGCCAGTGTCCGTGTGGGAAAGACAAATGTCCGCGTGGTACGTACAGATTATCCCTGCTTATCAGCAAGAAAAGGAAATAC